GTATAAGAATTACAATAAAATTCCTGATTATAATACATTGGCACAGAAAATCATGGCTGAAGGTGGTAACAAAGATTCCTCTAAAATTCACGTAGACACATTAGAAGCAATTAAAAACAATGAATCTCAAATTGAGTATGTTAAAGATACAGCGCTTAATTTCTGTAAACAACAAAACTTGAAAAGAGAGTTAAAAAGTGTACAGAGTATTATTGAAAGTGGTGAATTTGAGGCATATAATAAAATTGAACAAATCATTCAAAAGGCATTACAAGTTGGTATTTCAAATGATGAAGCGACGGATGTATTTCATGATATTGATGGAGCGTTAGAAAAGGACTTTAGACACCCATTACCGACAGGTATTGTGGGAATCGACAACTTACTTAAGGGTGGGTTAGGGATCGGAGAATTAGGGGTTGTATTGGCTCCTACAGGTACTGGTAAAACTACCTTACTTACTAAGTTTGCTAACACCGCATATAACTTAGGTTATAACGTTGTACAAATTTTCTTTGAGGACAATCCAGGTAATATCAAAAGAAAACACTATACGATTTGGACTGAAATTGCACCTGATAGTCAACCTGAATTTAAAGAAGAAGTAAAAGCTAAAGTAGAGGAAGCTCAAGCTAAATCTAAAGGTAGTTTAAAGTTATTAAAATTGGCAAGTGATAATGTTACAGTTTCTGAGATTAAAAATAAAATCAGAAAGATGAATTCTGACGGAACTAAAAAAGTTGATTTATTGGTAATAGATTATGTTGATTGTATTTCAACTGATAAATCTACAAATGGTGAAGAATGGAAAGGTGAAGGTTCTATTATGAGAAGTTTAGAATCAATGACAGGAGAATTTGAAATGGCAATATGGACGGCAACACAAGGCAACCGTGAGTCAATTTCAAGTGAAGTTGTAACTGGAGATCAAATGGGTGGATCAATTAAGAAAGCACAAATTGCTCACGTTATAATATCTATTGGTAAAACATTAGAGCAAAAAGACCATAACTTGGCAACACTTACATTATTAAAATCTCGTATTGGTAGAGATGGTGTTGTATTTCAAAACTGTAAATTCAATAACGAGTTTCTTCTTATTGATACAGAGTCTCAAAGTACATTATTGGGACATGAAGAACAAAAAATTCAGATAAATGCTAACAGAGCCGCAGAAGCATTTAAAAGGAGACAACAAGTGGCAGGAAAGTAATTAATAAAACAAACATAAAAGAAAAAAGAACAAATGCAGAAAGGTAAAAAATTTCTGAGTGACTTGAAGTTACACTCGGACTATTTCAAATGGAAGGAAGATGAAAAAAGATACGAAACGTGGGAAGACGCGTGTGAGAACATAATTGACGGACACAGAAAAAAATATGTGGATTATGCTGAGGCAATTGAACCATATTTACAATCTGCTGTTGAGAGTATGAAAGATCAAGCAGTATTAGCATCACAAAGAAACTTACAATACAGACATGAACAAATCATGAAACATAACACGAGAATGTTTAACTGTACATCAGGACACATTGCTCGTAATAGAGTATTCCAAGAGATTTTCTATTTGGCATTATCTGGTTGTGGATTCGGTGGAGGATTATCTATACCATTCGTAAACAATTTAAGTAGAATCCAAAAAAGAACATTAGGTACTAAAACATATGTAATTGAAGATAGTATTGAAGGATGGGCAAACTCATTAGGAGTTATTATGTCATCATATTTTGTTGACGAACAACCTTTCCCTGAATTTGCCGGATATGAAGTTAAATTTGATTATTCACAAATAAGAGAAAAAGGTTCATTTATTAGTGGTGGATTTAAAGCACCTGGACCAGAAGGTTTAAAACAATCTTTAGAAAAAATTGAGGCTTTAATTGGAAAATGGTTAACTAATGAAGGGGATAAAATCAGACCAATTTTAGCATTTGATATTATCTGTCATTCAGCTGATGCTGTATTATCAGGTGGAGTTCGTCGTTCGGCTTTGAATATGATTGTAGATCCAAATGATGATGAAATGATTCATGCTAAAACAGGTAATTGGAGACAAGAAAATCCACAAAGAGGAAGAAGTAATAACTCAGTTTTATTATTAAGGAGCGAAGTTAAAAAAGAACAATTCAATTACTTAGTACAACTTAATGATGGTGCTAATGATATTGGTTTTGTATTTGCAAACAGTTGGTTTGATATGTTTAATCCTTGTTTTGAAATTTTAAAAATTCCAGTATTAGATACTATTGATTTTTCTAAAATTCATTATAATGATGTTGAAGAATATGTTAAAAACAACAAAGAAAAATTTGGTATTCAAGGTTGTAATTTAACTGAAATTAACGCCGAAAAATGTCTAACAAAAGATAAGTTTTTAAGGGCTTGTAGAGACGCTTCTATTTTAGGAACACTACAAGCAGGATATACTGAATTCCCTTATTTAGGACCAGTTAGTAAGGCAATCTTTGAAAGAGAAGCTTTATTAGGTGTTAGTATTACAGGTTGGATGAATAATCCTAAATTATTTAATGCCGAATTATTGGAAGAAGGTGCTCAGATGGTTAAAGATACAAATAAAGAAGTAGCTGCAGTGATAGGTATTAACCAAGCCGCAAGAACAACTTGTGTTAAACCATCAGGTAATGCTTCAGTTGTATTAGGTACCGCATCAGGTATTCATCCAGAACATTCTGAAAAGTATTTTCGCATCATGCAATTAAATAAAGAAAGTAATACCGCTAAATGGTTAGAAGGAAATATGTCTTTCTTATTAGAAGAAAGTGTATGGTCATCAACTAAAAGTGATTATGTAGTATTTGTACCTGTTGAAAACCCAAAGAATGGTTTATTTAAAAAAGACATGAAAGGTATTAAACATCTTGAGTTAATTAAATTAGTTCAACAACATTGGGTAAATGCAGGAACTAATCACGAATTATGTGCTTATCAAGGGGTTAATCACAATACATCTTGTACAGTTATCATTGATGACAAAGATGCAATTGTAGATTATATTTGGAATGAAAGAGATTTCTTTACCGCAGTTAGTTTTATTTCAGACTATGGAGACAAAGATTTTAATCAGGCACCATTTACTTCAGTATTGAATTTAAATGAGGTTGTTGAAAATTACGGTAAAGGTTCTTTATTAGCATCTGGTTTAATTATTGATGGATTACATTATTTTAATCAAAATCTATGGTTAGCTTGTGATACATTATTAGATAGAAGTATTCCATTAACGGGAACTAGAGAACAAGTAATATTAAAAGAATATTGGTTATCAAGAGCGAAAAAATTTGCCAAGAATTACTTTAAAGGAGATATGAAGAAAATGGTTTATTGTTTAAAAGACGTTCATTTATTTTATAAATGGGAAACTATTACTCGTCAATTTAAAGAAGTTAATTTTGGTGAAATTTTAGATAAACCACAATACAAAGACATTAGCGATTTTGCCGCAATGAGTTGTTCAGGTGGTAGTTGTGAAATTACAAGTATCTAATGATAGAAGGTGTCGATTATTATATAGATGATCGGTCAGGACTTTTAGTTTTTACCGATCATTTTTTATTAAAAAGAGGATATTGTTGTAATAATAAATGTAAAAATTGTCCTTATAAATTGATTCCATCTGGAAGTACAAGTTAAAATGGATATTTATAAAAAAAATAAATTATGTTAGAAGTAAAAAAGTTTGGAGCCTCGTGGTGTGGACCCTGTCGCGTATTAGCACCAATATTAAATGAGATAAAATCACAATTCAATAATGTTTTATTTACAGAACACGATGTTGACGACGATATGGATGAAGCTATGAAATACGGTGTAAGATCCGTCCCAACTGTAATTTTAATTAAAGATGGGGTCGAGGTTGAAAGAGTTGTTGGGTTATCATCTAAAACCAAATATGTTGAATTAATAACAGAACAAATAAATTAATAAAATACAAGAACCAAGAGTAAAATCTTGGTTTTTTTATTAAAACTAGATACATTACCATTTTCGTATTGTTTATATTTATAGATATGACGATAACATATGGTATAGATTACCCATTTAAAGACAGTCCTAAAGGAGATTACCTTAATATGACAGAAACACCTGAAAGAGAGGTGAGAGCTAATTTAATACATCTTATTTTAACCAGAAAGGGTAGTAGATATTATTTACCTGATTTTGGAACAAGACTATATGAATTTATATTTGACCAAAACGATATGATTACATATACTTTAATTGAAGAAGAAATTAGAGAGGGTGTCAAGAATTATATACCAAATTTAGATATTAATTCTATTGACATTATGTCAGCGGAAGATGACCCAAACAAATCAAAAAGTTTTACACAAAATGAAGATGAAAGGTTATTTAGAGTTTCAGATGCTTCAGACTTACCATATACCGCAACAATAAAGATAAGTTATACAGTTAATAATGGGGCATTTTCTTCGTCCGACTTTATAATTATAAACATATAAAATGAGTAAACAGATTTCATACGCAACAAGGGATTTTGACGGATTAAGAGGTGAGTTAGTTAATTTAACTAAAACTTATTATCCTGATTTAGTAAAAAACTTTAATGATGCATCGATATATTCGGTGTTATTAGATATTAATGCTGCGGTTGCAGATAACTTACACTTTCATATTGATAGAGTTTGGCAAGAAACAATGTTAGATTTTGCTCAAAAAAGACAATCGTTATTTCATATTGCGAAAACTTATGGTATAAGATTACCAGGAGTTAGACCATCAGTTGCTTTGTGTGACTTTTCAATTACAGTACCTGTAAGAGGAGATAAAGAAGATGTAAGATATTTGGGTATATTAAAAAGTGGAGCACAAGTTTCAGGCGGAGGACAGACCTTTGAAAGTATTAATGATATTGATTTTTCCCAACCATTTAATAATGCGGGTGAACCAAATAGATTAAAAATACCTAATTTTGATGGTAATAATAAATTATTATCTTATACAATCACAAAAAGAGAACCTGTAATAAACGGCATTACAAAGATATATAGAAGAGTTATTAATCAAGTAGACCAAAAACCTTTCTTAAAACTTTATTTACCTGAACAAAATGTTTTAGGTGTAACAAATGTAATTCATAAAGATGGTACAACTTTTGCAAATAACCCTACCTCAAATGAGTTTAGTAGTACAACAAATAAATGGTATGAGGTAAAATCCTTAATACAAGATAAAGTATTTGTTCCAGATCCGACAGCGGTTTCTGATACAAATAATTTCACAGCCGGAACATTTGTTGATGTTAATAAAAAGTTTGTAACTGAATATACACCTGAGGGTTATTTCTCATTAACTTTTGGATCAGGTACAGTTAATCCGTTAGATAATTTGGATAACTATATGACAGGCCAACTAAAGGTTAATTTAGCAACATATCTTAATAACACATCTTTAGGTGCAACACCAAAGATGAATAGTACATTATTTGTTCAATACCGTGTAGGTGGTGGAAAAGATAGTAATTTAGGTGTTAATGTAATTACAAATGTTGACGATGTTGAATTTAATGTTAACGGACCGGTTTCAACCATCAATTCACAAGTGGTCACTTCTTTAAGAGTTAATAATATAACTCCGGCTGTAGGTGGTGCAGACCAACCAACAATCGAAGAAATTCGTAATATGGTTTCTTACAATTTTGCTGCACAAAATAGAGCAGTTACTCTTAACGATTACAAATCGTTGATTGAGACAATGCCATCTACCTTTGGTGCTCCAGCTAAAGTTAGTGTAATGGAAGAAAACAATAAGATAAGAATTAAATTATTATCTTATGATGATTCAGGTAACTTAACTAACACCGTTTCAAATACCCTTAAATCTAACATTTTAACTTACCTTTCTGAGTACAAAATGATTAATGACTACTTGGACATAGTTAGTGGAGAAGTCATTGATATGGGTCTACAAATCGATTTAAACATAGATAAAAACGCTAATCAAACTGATATCATACAAACCGTTATTCAAGATGTAATCAAATATTTTGATTATACTAAACGAAAAATGGGAGACCCGTTATTTGTGGGAGCGTTGAACAAAATTATTGGTAGTGTTTCAGGTGTTGTCAATGTAATCGATACAAGAGTTTATAACTTAGTTGGAGGAGAATATTCTTCTTCTGAGGTTGCTCAATCATACGTTGATAATACAACAAAAGAGATTGCACAATCAGATAGTATTGTTTTTATGAAGACAAATCAAATCTTCCAAATTAGATTCCCAAATAAGGATATTAAGGTGAGAGTCAAAACTTTAGGTTCGGCTACATTTTAAAATGTTTTTTAGTTATAATAGTAGAAAATCGGTTAGTTTCTATTTATTATAAGAATGATACAAAAGCATAGAATTTCAACGAATATAGGGGTAGATCAAAAGATCACAGTCGAGATTAAACAAGACTTTGATATTCTAGAGATTTTATCATTAAAATTCAGTCAACAAGACATTTATACATCAATGTGCTCCGATTATGGGGTGGTTTGTGGTAGAGTTACAGCAAACAATGGTTTTGGTGTTGGTAATGTAAGAGTTTCTATTTTTGTACCTTTAACTACAGATGATGAAAATGATCCTGTAATTTCTCTTTTATATCCTTATAAACAAACAACAGATAAAGATGAGAATAATTACAGATATAATTTATTACCATCAAGACAACAACACGGAGGACATGTGGCAACAGGTACATTTCCTGACCAAAGTGATATTTTAACAAGAGAAGAAGTTTTAGAGGTATATGAAAAGTATTATAGATATACGGTTAAAACAAATACTGCGGGAGACTTTATGATTTGGGGGGTTCCAACAGGGGCACAAACAATTCATGTTGATGTTGATCTTTCAGATATTGGTTGTTTCTCACTTAGACCTAATGATTTTATTAGACAAGGTTTAGGTGTTGATAAGTTTAAAAACAAATATTCATTTAAATCATCTGAAGATTTAAATTCATTACCACAAGTAATAACATTTGATAGAATTATTCAGGTTTATCCATTTTGGGGAAATGAATCACTTTGTGAAATTGGTATTACAAGAAGTGATTTTGATTTATCGGATAAAGGAGTTAATATAAAACCAACCGCATATTTGATTGGTGGGGTTTATACGGATAACGCTAAAAATTCAATTAATAAGAATTGTACTCCAAGAAAGAAAATGGGTAGAAAGTGTGATCTTTCAACAAAGTCGGCTAATATTGAAGCTATTAGATTTTTACCAATTAAAGACGAACTTAATAGGCCTTATTTAGAATATCTTCCAATTGATGAAGATGTTCCTGATGACGGTGGATTTGTTTTACCGTTAGAAATGAACATGGATTATGTTATTACAAATGAATTTGGTGAAAATGAATATACAAATGACCCAAATAAAGGTATAGCAACATCTGCATGTTATCGTTTTAGATTTAATTTAAATGATAAAGGTGTTGAACGTGCAAGAAATAATGCGGATTACTTGGTTCCAAATATTAGAGAGTATCAAAATGATATAGATAGTTCATATTATTTTGGAACTGAATGGAGTGGGTATCCACAAAACTCGGTTAGTATCAATAGTAATTACGGTATTCTATATAATGAAGGAGGTCAATTTTACCCAAGAGATTATTTTTATAGATTTAATTATAATAAAGTTTATACTGTTTCGTCTTTACAATCATCATACATTAATAATGGTATATTTGGAAAAAATCAATATTTAGGATTAAAAGAATTGGTTCCAAGCGAAGAAGAAGACTGTGCAGATAACTTAACACCACCGGTAAATTTTGGTACAAAAAATTATACATTTACATTATTAATATCTGACGTACTTTTATTCGCAGAACATTTAATAAATTTAGTAACATTAACATTTTTAAATGCATTAGTAAAATTACTTTTTACTATTGGTGACGCTGCGGATTTTAGACCGATACGAAAGTTAGCGAGAGCAATAAAACGAGCAGCATTTAGAGCACAAGAAAATGCCCAAAGAAGACTTTATTTAATAAATTATCCTGAATGTGAAGAATGTAATGGTGATAATTCATCAGGAATACAAATAAATTCTGGAGGACAAGCTGGTATGCATTGTTCTGTTGGTTCAGTTACAATTATTGGAGATTATATTGAAAATAATAGAACATTGAGTGTCAGTTCAATTTCATTTGCAGCAGATACTACAGGAGATTGTCCAGGTGAATTAATTGATATTGTAACCTTCATTCAGAATCAAAGTAATTATATGATTTCTAGTATTACTTATGGTGATTCACGTTTAACAAATGAATTTAGTGGAACACCCTCATATGATTTAGATGGAATTACAATAACAGGATATACAGATATTAAATTTCAAGACGACAGCGCATTATTTGGTGAACCTTTTTCATATACATTAACATTAAGAAGTGCAACTGATACTGAATATGGTGACACAAATATAATTTTAAATTTAGAGGAAGGTTGTAACATTTATGATACTCCATATGATGAGTCATTAATTACATACTATTATATAGGAACAGGAAGAACAAAAGTTCCTTTTGCGTCATTTGTACCTGGTAGTGATGTTACTGCGACAAATTTATCTGGAGATAATGGTTCAGGAAGAAATTATACATCAACGTTATCTGACGATATTTTTTATTATCCAAATGCGGGAGTACCATTGGTATCTGTATGGGAAGGAGAAACTCATGAACGATTAACTCCAAGTGGCCAATCGGAATTTCAAAATGGAGTCTTTACGGTTGTACCGGGGGCACAAACAACGGCAAGAATTTGGGAAATATTACGAGAATACAGAAGAAGAAAAAGAATTGGTAAATTATTCTGTGGAGGAATTGTTAACTATGGTTTTATTGATAATTGGTTATCAGGTTCATTATATTTCTTTCAATTTAAAGCAAAAAAAGTTAATAAAGGAATTGAAACCGCTATAAAATATTGTAGAAACGTCGTTAGATTTGTTAATACCCAGCAAAGATTTTATTATCGTTCTGCTTTTAGTAGTAGTAATGGAACCACATTCACAAGATCTAATGGTATATTGGGGTTCCCAACAACCATTGTTGATTTAGGACCAAGAGATGAGTTTATAAAAGAAATTTGTATTGATAAAAATTTAGATCCAAATTGTTCCGTATCAAGATCAATTGGACCAACATCATTTAAGAGTTTTGGTGAGTTAATGGGATTAGCAATTAACTATAGAATGGATGTAAGTAATAATAATTTTGGAATTGATAATTTTTTTGACAATGGAGGATTTACAGGTCAAAGTTTTAATAAAGTGTTTGATGGAGATTTATTACAATTAATATCAATAAATAATGAGGCGGGTATTGAAGAGTTTGACTTACAAAATCCAAAATATATTGGGTATTCATATCAAATTTTAGATCCCGATTTATATCCTGAGGTGTTTAAAAAAGATGGATATTGGGGACCATTACCTGTAACATTTGAATTAGATGAAGATGGTGAAAGGGTTAGATTATGTTTAAATGAACCTGGAAGATTAACTGAATCATCACAAAAAGTCCCATTTTATTTATGGGATAAAAAAGGAACAGGATTTGGTGGAACAACTGAAGCTACTTCTGATGACCAATCATGGGATTATACAACACCAATTTCAATTGCAAATGGTAATTTACAACCATTACAAGGTATGACCTATGGTTATAAATTTACCGGAGGAACAAACGATGTGTCAGATCAATTTCTTTTATTACCGATAACAAATGATTTTAATGGTCTCACAATTAGTGGAATGAATTTAACTAACGAAATTGAATTTGATGTTATAATACCATCAGGTTCCACGCATACAACATATAATTCAGAATATCCGGGTTATACCGTATTAAAAAGTTCATCAAATGAAATAGTTAACCCTACTAGTGGTACTTTATATATTAGAAATGGATCAGCAGGAACAAATGGTACTGATGGGTGGCAAACAATACCTTGGAATACAGGAGTTGATTTTATATTACCACAAAGAAAAGATTATTATAACGGAACTAAACAGATACTATCAACACCATTCCAATTTTATTTTGGACTGAAAGCCGGCAAAACGGGGCTTGATAAATTTATTGACCTATTCGGTCCTAAAGGGGCATTCCCACCAGCAGAATAATGGAAAACAAAGAAATATTATTACCAAGTAAAAGGTATTTTAAAGCGGACGAACAAGATTTAAACTTAAATGTTAAATTAGAAAATGATGAAGTGTTACTTCGTGAAGGTGATATGGATGTTATTTTAAATCAAGCAGATTTATTTGATACCGAAAGAAATAAAAGTACCGAATATAAAATATATGGTAAAATAAAAATGATTTTTCGTAATATGTATTCAGGTTATACTGATTATAAACCATTAGCAAGAAATCTTTATTTATATGGTGACGGAAGTGACGGTAATTTTTTAGGATATGTACCATATAATGAATTTGCATTTTTAAGAAATGATGTTATTAGGGAATTGTCTAATCCACAAAGTGGATCAACATTAGGTTCTGAAGGTGTTATACCACAAATAACATTTTACGACGGAACACCCTCAGGTAGATATACAGATCATACATCAATAACATCAATTGAGGCACCATATAAAAATTGGAATTTATATTTGAGTTATGTTTATGGGCAAGATAGTGGATATAGTATGACATATACTTTATCGGGAGATACTAATGGTAATAAAACATATAAATTCAAATCAGGAGATGGTATACCATTTAGAGTTGAAGATGGTGGAAATACATATATTCTAACTTCACCTGTAGAACATGGTATGAGTCAAGGTGAATATATAATTTTATCAGGAAGTACATTAACAAGTGGGGTTAGTATTAATAATAAAATATTTTACATAGATAGTGTTGGCAATCAAACATATAATTCTGAAAAATATGTTATTAATTTATTAAAAAGTGAATTTACGAGTGGGTTTACTTTAAATGGACTATTATTAGTTTTAGGTAAAAGATGTATCGATATTAATAATATATCTGAATCAACATCAACATACTATGTTCACAAACATAAAACATTAACAGACGATCAAAAATATATAATGGATAAAGTTGGATTTGAATCTACTTTATTTGAAGAAGAAAGAAAAATATTATTTCAAAATGAATTGTTTGAAAATGATGTATTAGTTGAGAGAAATAGACAAGAATCAGTTTTATTTGATTTTAAAGAAACATTTTCATTAACGGGAATTAAAAATAATTTAAATTATACTCCTACTGAAATATATGTAAGTATAATTTTTAAAAATGGAAATGGATTATTTAATTACCCACCGAAAGTTGGTTATAAATTTAATTTTCACGATACTTGGATAGATAAACAATTTACAGGTAATACCGAAACATCAATAGGTACAAAAACAATAACAGGTAACACATCTGGTTGCACATTTACCGCAGGTACCACATTACCCGTTGGTACGGTATTAACAGGCGCATTTGTGGAATACAATAAAAAAGAATTGAAAGAAAGAATTATAAGTGAAACATTTCATAAATTTTCACATGTAAAAAATACTAGCAATGGATTTAGATTATTTGATCACCAACAAGATCAAGGATCATTTTATTCAGGAGCAACAACCGGTAATACCGTTGGTTATTATTATCAACCACACCATAGAATTAAATTAAGACAATTATCACCATATATAGAAAATTCTAAATTAGACCCAGGTCAACCACAAACATTTATTGATTTACCTGAAAATGCGGTATTTGATGAAAAAACCAAACTATGGTATTGGAGAGATTTATATGATCATGGATTTATAGATCAAGAAGGTAACGGAACTAAATTTCCATTTATAAATAACACACATTATGTTGTAAATGATATTAATTTTTATTTAAGAAATGAAAAATCATATACAAATAAAGTAGATGGTTTAAGTAGTTATAATAATTATCAAAATAAAACTAACTGTTAGTGGAGATATTAAAAAGTAACAACGATTTAAAAATTGTTTTAAATACAGAACAAGATTTTAGGACTGACTTAGGTTGGCAAGAAAATCTTATGGAGTTTGAACAAGAGGTTTTAAATGATATTATTAATCCGGCAATTAATTATGAAACTGTTAGATATATTCATAAACCATATAATAGTACAATCAGCGGTACAACAATAAATCAAACAGACATATGGTTTAAATTTTATTTTATAAGCGGATCAACATATGTTTTGGATTATAATCCTGTTGGAATTACAACTGTGGAAAATGAATTAATGACTAAACAATCAACACAAAGTTTTTTTAGATTGGAGTTATATAAAACACCTGGAGTTATTTCAGGAACCACTTTGATATGTGAACCACCAACAAGACAAAATAGAAGATTGGTAAATGCTAAAAATCTATCATTACCGTTAGGAGAAAAGTTTTTTTATACGGGTGCCGATTTTGGTTATTATATTCATGTTCCAATTTTTACAGGATCAAATTATAGAAATAAAGAAAATATGTATTTGTTTTGGTTTGATGACGAAAGTGCATTAACTGAAACAAATTTGAGTGGAACAACCACATTAGATAAATACACTTTTAATAATACGGGATCAACAACAACTATTTTATTTACTAATCAAATAAATGAAATAACACAAATTAATATCCCAACAGGAACTACAATATTATCGGGATGGACAGGACAAACTTTTACAATATCAAATTGTAATGTAACATATAATAGAAATTATTATCATGGAATAAATACATTTTTCATGACTGCTAAATTTTTTGATGCAAAAAACGGAGACATAATAGATTTTACAAATACTTCATTTTCAACAGGTCACACAATAACAGAACAAAATGATATGTACTATCAAATTGACTTTGATAATTTTGAAAGAACTTATACTGTTTATCCTTATACAAGTAGTGGTAAAGGAAATAATAGAATTGGTAGTAATAGTGGATCAACAATAAACCCAATTAATTTTTATCAAAAAGGAGGAATAGTATAATGAATAACAACGAATATACCATATTATACAAATCAGGAACAACATATAACTTACCCATATTTTTGGAAGCAAAGGCTGACGAAATGGGAGTCATGGTTTCTTTTGACGGGTATATGGAACAAGTAGAGCAATTATGTAATTTTTCCTATACCCAAACAGGATCAACGGTTACAGTTTATAATACTGTAAATCCAGATAAGTTAAGAAAAATTGTAGATCAAACTTATTCAATTAATTGGGGTGATGGAAAGATATCTGGATTAACAGTTAACAGTGGGGTTCTTTATACTAACTTACCTTCAGTTACTCACACATATACAGGAACCACCAACTATACAATAACAGTTGGTATTGATTCTCCTTGGACCACACAAAAAGTAACCAAAATTGTAACAATCCCACAAGATTTATCAAAACCAAATCCAATGGGTACATTTACAGGAATGACAATACCCGCATATTCAAATCTAACGGGACAAACACAAAATTATTTAAACAATTTAGATTATACTAACAATACAGGTAATACCATATTCAAATATATGGCAATAGGTGGTAGTAAAATTGGTGAATTAAAAAAATATGGAGAAACTACGGTAAGTAGTTCTTTGTACACAACAGGTTCATATTCAGGATCTTTATATACCGGTTACACTTTACCAAGTGACTCAGGTAGTTTATATTACATGGACTTGGTTGATGGATACACAATGATTACAGGAACTACTTCTGCGTTTACTAAAGAAGAGGTTTTTAATAATGTGATAACAAGAAACGAACATTTCATAGGATTTATTGATGACCCAACCATTTATTCGGACATTTTTGTGGAGAGGGGAAGACAAGGAATTATGGAACCAAACCTTAGATTGGGGGAAATTGATAATATGAGTGAATTAGATGTCTACGGAAATGGATATTTTAATATTAAAAAACAATAAGATTTATATTTATAAATAAAAGAAAATGGCAGTAGGTAGTTACGGAATAATTAGACCAGCGGATGTATCACCAGATGATGTGGAAATTCTATATCATTATGCAGCTGATAGAATCTCAACAACTGCGGTTACACTAAAAAAATTAACATCAAACCAAGTTCTAACTCCGGTATATCATAACGGTAGTACAGGTGGAACGGATAAAGTTGAGGTTTTAGGAGGTATGTATAATTTACAGTTAAGTGCAAGTGATTTTAATAAATTAGGAATATATACACTTCATTTAAGACCTAAACAAGTTAGAACTACAATTATGGATTGTGGTGTCTTAGCTTCATTACCTTCTGTTAGAGGTTTGATTATAGATTTATCACAAGTCCCAACAGGTGATAGAAATAAATTTACACCACAAGGTTTAGTAGGTTATAGAGTAGAATATATTAATACCGCTGACAATAAGAAATTACCTAATTTTTATAAGATTGTTACATCTTCTTTTTACTGTACACCAGTTACAGCTAACCTAACAAGTTCAACACAAAAATCAGTAAGATATCAATATAGTGAAGGTGCAACAAACTTTATGTTTTTAACAATAACACCATCTTCGGCTCCATCAAACAAACCAAATACGATTCCTTTTATTGGTAGTCCAGGTCAAAAAGTTATTTTGTCAAATACATATTTTAACCCGACCACAATAGAAATTGATATGGTTGAATACGATGCATCAACACTTGCAAATGCTCTTTACGGTAATCAAACTAAGGCGGTTACTCCGGGTATTTACACAATCTATGATAAAGATAACAATATCTATAAACAATATAACCTATTTGAAATTAAAGATGACTTTAACGATACTCTTTATGAGGTTAGGGAAAAGCGTACAGATATTGATGAAACTTTAAACTTTGATACAATTACTAATATCTAATGGCAAAATATAAAGTTCCAATTCAGGCTGCAACAGGTGCCGATACTTTTAGTGACAATTTAGTTGGTGTACAAATCACCACAGGGACTGCGCAGTTAACAAATACGAACTTTGCTTTAGATAGTAATGTTATCCAAAGAGATAGTAAAAACTTTAAAACAAATCCATTTTCTGATTTTTTAACTTTAGATGATTTAAAACAAGAAACGGTTGCGTTAAGTGCCGATCAAATTGCACAAAGAAAAAAGACGGTTAAATTTAAAGGTTCAAGTGCCGATGCGGGTAAGTCTTTATTTGGTTCATTGGTAAGTAGAATAGGAGTTTCAACAACAAATATTATTACTAATTTTCCCGCGGCTATTCTTATTGACTCAAAAAGTTTAGTAAGTGTAAGTAGATCAACTGCAAATAATATTGTTTATACTAAATCAACAAATACAACAAAATTTAATGTTGAGTATAGTATGTTATATAATCCATTTGGTATTGTAACAAAAACACCAAATAGTGGCACCATAGTTAGTTCAACAAATGTAGTTAGAGATTTTTATACAAATTATAAAAGTTATGTTTTAAATATTAGTGGAATTACATATAATATTTTAAATTATACAGAACCGAATAAAAATAATGTAATTTCGTTTAATGTAACAGGAAATCCATTTAGTGGATTAACCAGTTATACAAATGATATTTTAATTAAACCAAATGACGGAGTAATTGAAGAGTTTTTTAATGGGTTAGATGATTTAGAAGAAAGTCTTTTAAATAGAAATACTTCTCCATTATACACATCAAGTTTCAAAGTACCAAGAGATAGTTCAGATAATACCAAAACAGATTTAATTTCAGTAAGTTATACTTGGCCTTTATCAAAAGATGGATGGAACTTACAAATTACAGGTTTAGCTTATGATCAGTATCTTAATAATTTAAGTAATGTTGCAAATGAAATTGATGATTATAAATCAAACTTATTTGTTAGATTTTTGGCCTCACCTCAATTATTTGAATTTGACACACCTGATCAAAAGGCACAATCAATTTTCCAATTATACGGTCAAAGTTTTGATAGCGTTAAAAAATATATAGATAACATTGCTTACATGAGAAATGTAAGTTATGACGGTATTAATAATGTCCCTGATGTTCTTTTAAAGAACTTAGCTAACACATTAGGTTTAGATACCGTTCATTTAATTGATGAAAAAAGTTTAGATGAATTATTATATACTAAAACATCAACACAATATTCTGGTTTAGTATCTGGCACATCTTTATTGGATGCTGAATATGAATTCTATAGAAGGTTATTAGTGAATTTAGCTTTCATTTATAAATCAAAAGGTACAAGACAATCATTAGAATTCTTTTTAAGATTTTTAGGTGCTCCTGAACCAATGATTAAAATAAATCAATATGTTTACAAGGTAACATCATTACCTAAAACAAATGATTTAAAAGGTGACATATATAAAGCAATCGCGGGAACTAAATTAATTACCACAACATCATTTAATCCAACAACATATCTTTATAGTAAAGTTGTAACAACAGGTAGTACAAGTTTTAATACATACGGATATCCTGTAGATCCTATTACATTATTACCAAGATCAATGTCGGGATCAACTGATGATGTGTTTTTTCAAATGGGTTCAGGTTGGTATGATAATACAACTGATCACAAATCACCAAGTATTATTGACACAGATAATTCAATTTTAACGGGTTACACAAAAACAATTAAAACAAAAAATGCATCATTTACATATGGTGAAGATTATTTTGATTTATATAGAACATTACCGGGTTTAGATATTGGTTATGAATTACAAAGTGTGGTTGATAATGATCAATTAGAATTTTTAAATGACGATTCAGGTTTAATATTAAACAGAAAAAATATTGAAGTTTATCTATCGGCATCTCAAGCAATAGATTATGATATCTATCGCAAATCAAGAGATTTAACATTAACCTTTGGAACAAATAGTTTGGAACCACAAACAGGGGTTACATTTGCGGAGTATGTTGATTTAATGTTGAATCAACAAATTAAAAATTCTAATACAATAAAATATAAAAAGAATTATATTTCATTAGAAGACATTTACAATAGTTATATTACTCAAACAGGATTTACACCTTATAATTTTACAGATGTTAATTTGTTTATACAAAAAATGAGTCCATATTGGACAAGTGTTTTGGATCAAATTATTCCTGCAACAACATTGTGGACTGGTGGAAATCTAATTGAAAATAATATTTTTGGTAGATCAAAGTATCAATACAAATATGGTTGTCAACCAATTGAAATTAATGATTTTGTTTATCCTGAAATAACAAGTGGAACTACACATTATTTTGAACATGAAATTAATTTTATGGATACCGAACTTGGATTGTCAAGTGAAGTTGATGAATTAGGTGAATTAGAACACGATGGATATATTAAATTTTTTCCAACATTTGAAATTGATGGAGTAAATTATTCAGGCTCTTCAAATAACTCATCAACATATGTTTTAGTTTCTGGAGACACAACAACACACGATTTAAGTGCTAGATTATATACTTATACCTCTGACACTTTAGCAACAGGACAAACAATTAATAATACATTAGATCCTGATTGGACTGAAATAATGTCATTATGGAAAAAAGCAATAGATGGGTCTATTAATTATATTAATAGATATTATGGTCATACAAGAGACCAATTAGGTGATAATAATACATACGGAAACTCAATAGGTTATTCAGGAATTACAGGTACAACTGAAATAGCACCTTTATTATCTTATGAATTTTATATAGATATTGACGGTAATGAAAAAATAAGATTTACATCATACAAATATGGTCCAAGCGATTGTACTGTAAAAAAATATTTAAATTTTGGTATTACCGCTATTGGTAATAATGATAGAAAAGATTGTACTTTTAGTGGAGGTACTGCAATTTATATTGCAATACCACCTACTCCAACACCAACACCAACACCAGCACCAACTAGTACTCCAACATTAACACCAACACCACTACCAACAGCAACTCCTATACCAACCCCAACTCCCACACCAACTGTTACACCAACACCTTTACCAACTGGTACTCCAACTCCTACACCAACTATCACACTCACCCCAACCCCAACAGC